ATGAATTAGTATTAAACCAACAGCTAAAGCTAAAATTAGACGCATCTGTAATACCTAAACTTGAGTTAGGCAACACTATCTTGCTACTACTCCCATTAAATACCGCTGCATTACCTATATGCCCAGTAGCATAGGTTACGTTAGATGCAGTACCGTTGTAGTTTGTCGTGGTGTCAGGTACGTTGTTTGTTGTTCCTCCATCACTATCAAGCTGATATAAAGCTATGTTGCTACTGAATGCATTATCTGCACCAAATGCTTGTACCGAATCAGTACTACAAGCCGCATCACCAGATGAAGCTACTATACCTCCTGTGGTAAAAAACTTCTTATTAAAACTCATATTATTCTATTTCAGATGAAGGAAAAAATTGTACGTTGTATTGCAATGCAGTCTTGTAAGACTTCTTAGCATTTACCTCAGCTTCTAACCTATCGGCTTCTGTAAGTATTCCTGCTCTTTCTGTTGCAACATCCGAACTGATAGCAATATCCCTCTCTGCTTTTCTTATAATTTGCCAATCTGTAGGTTGTAACATTTTACCTGCTTTAGATTTTATCTCTGCAATCTTACTTGCTTTGATGTCGGCTATCTTATACCTTTTTTCTTTTTCGCCTGTTGGCTCTCCATCTTCTCCGATAACATCAAACTCCTGATTAAAGTCTATGTCAGTAACATCATAGGTTACTATCTTCTTTTTTTCGTCAAAGTATAGACCTCCTTTGGTTTGGGTCTGCTTATCGTAGCTTGGTTTTACGACATCGTAAATACCTATCTCTTGTAGCTCTTCGTCAGATAGGTTGTTAGCACCTCCTAAAATATATTTAGTAGGAGTCTTTAATGAGTTAGGTAAACTTTTATATATGTTTACTATTCTACCGTTTTCTACTGCTGCTTTCATAATTATATACTTTGTGAGATTGATAGGAAAAATGTGTTAGCGGCAGTACAAGCAACTTGAATGAAATTTACTGCTCCTGCGGTAGCACTATAACTACCTGCAATAGTGGTAACTGTTATTCCACTGTTAAGTGTCAATCCAGAGGTTCCTCCTGAATCTGTTATGATAATGTCTTTCACATCGCCTATTGAGGCGTTTGTGAAATTCAATTCAATTGAAATGCCTGATGTTATTGTAAACACCGCTGCGGTATCAAAGTCTAAACTTAATGTTGATGCGGGTGAAACAGGAGAAGATCCTCTTAAGCTATCTCCAGTCCCACTCTGACCATAAATGTCAGTAGTCATATTGTTAACCTTTACAAAGGCGGCTCTGAGTGTATCCCCAGTTCCATCATCCGGGGCCGACCCAACTCCTATTGTTTCTCGTGCCATAATTCTATTTTGTTATATTAATGTTTGATCTGCTGTTATTAGTATTGTGTCTACTTTATATGCTGTACTATCTACTGACAATTCAAGTATATCTGATATCCAACAAGTAGGAGCTGAGGGTATATAAATAGCATCTGTTGTGTCATCTACATCTCCCCACCAGGAGAAACAATATATCCTACCCCAATTTATCCCGTTAGCCATATTACCTCTTTATTCTTTTTAGATAGTTATTCAATTTTATTATGTTAGCCACTTTAGGCTTATATGTTTTAATTATATTACCCATCCGCCATATGTTGGGTCTTTATCTGGGTACATACCCGTGTCTTGCGCTCCGGTATACTCCGGATAATCCTGGCTCTTCTCATCTATGAAATCAAAAAACCGATTCACATAGAAGTCAGCAAAGTCTTTTGCCCTTGCTGTTAAAGAATCCAGCTCACTCTTTGTAAGAGTATCACTAGATTCAGTAGTGTGTTTAAATATACCTCCGTTGCTGATTTGATAAGCAGCAAAAGGAATATAACTATATTGACTATACCATATAAGCATAGGTTTAATATGACTATTTAGTAATGTCTTGTATGCAGCATTGGCGGAATCATCAAGAGTTCCGCCTGTGATCAAACTTTGTAATTTTTCATATAACTTAGTACCCAAAAAGTTCTGTATGTGTATATCCTGGGCCACCTCAACAAATTGAATTAGCTTATCTGTGTCTAAAGCTCCGTCTATGATAGACTTCCGCTTTAGCTCCGTCATTGTTATAAATAATGCCTTACTCATCTTCTTCGGTAGGTTTTTCCTCAACAACAGCCTCAGAAACGATCTCAGAAGCCTCCTGCTGGACGATCTCCTCTTCTTGGACATCTTCTACCGCAGAAAGCTTTTCTCCCGTCTCCTCTTCTCTCTTGATCTTAGTCTCTATGTTGTCTAGTTCTGTAAATTCTATTGGTTGTAGGGTAACAAAGTATAAATCCAATGAAATATCGTTATATAACAACAATTCTTTGAATGCATCTAATAACATCTGTTGAAATGGTCTAATTACCATATTATCCATCAAAATAGATGCTGTTCTAAGCTCTTCAGCATTATTTCCGAACCCAGTGTTATCTTTTATCCCTAAAAGGATAGGAGACACCACTCCGTGGCCTATCATTATCTTCTCTCGGCTTTCTTTGGCTAAAAACTCATATTGAGCGTGTGCATCAGGCAGATTTATGGGGTCTATGTTAGATTGGTTCTCTGAACCATCATTAAAGGCCAAAATGAACCGTCCTGCATTGCTAGTACCACTAAATTTGTCGTAAATCTTACGTTCAATCAATTCCTGGACCTCTTCATTAGGGATTCCATTGTTAAAATTGATTAACATACTTGGCTGAAGGCCATTTTGTATGTTTGATAAGTGATAATTACTCACTTCCTCCTCCAAAGTTGCATATTGAAGACATCCTTGGTAGTCTACGGGTGAATAATAGTAAAAACCAGCCTTGTAAGGCTTAATGACATATAATTCAATGCGCTGAGACCTCGTACCGTTGCGATAAGTAGGTATCTTCTTAGGTTTGTCACTAGGTTTAATGTTCTTCCAGTCACTATGATAATAATATGCTTCTATTTTACCGTTTTTAGCTTTCTCAGCACGCAATGTTTCCATTGGGAAGTGATATAAACCAGCTATTTCTTTTTTTCTGTTCTTATAGACCACCTGAATGGCAGCTTGGCCAAGCATCTTGTAGTCTGTTACTATTTTTCTTACATCAGTGGCATTTAAAAGACTTTTCATTTGAGCAAACATAAGAGGCTTCTCCTTAGAGTCTGTAGCCTCAAGACCTCTGCCGTAAATCATATCCGAAATACCATTGATACATCTACTGTTAGTCGGGCTTCCTAAATACCTCTCAATTAACTCACCAAAATAGTTATTATCCTCACCGTACTCGATATAAGCATTCCTGCTCTTCTCGACTATTTTAGGCACTTCGTACCCGGTTAGATTTACTACTTTTACATTCTTCATACCATTATATATTGTTGACTACTATCACCAGAATCGCTTTCGGTGTACTTACTATCATTTATAGTATATACTGAGTTCGACAAATAAGAGTCGGTACAATAGGCTTTGTCTCTAAAAAGTAAGGTTGAGCCACTGAAAATCTCATAGTTGTAAATACTGTTATCTGATAGAATACTGAAGGTGCAATTAAGGTCAATAAAATTCCCACTAACGGTAGACGATAAACCAGTCAAAGTCTCTGACTTATTGGTCCCGTCTTCTGTTATTTTAAGAGACAATCCAGTCTGAGCTGTACTGACTCTAGGGAGAACTTTTATTGTTTGAGCATTAGTGCTCGGAAGCAGTCTTATCATACTAATATAACTAAAAAAAGGCTTGAGTGTTTTATATAAAAAAAGGGGCCATATAGGCCCCTCCTTATCACCAGGTAAAAACCTATGCTGGATCTCTCTGAGTAGTTTCAGTAGCAGTAGCTGAAGACATTCCCGCAAAAGGGTCTGCATCAGTTGCTCCATCTACAAAATTAGGTAGAGTTGTTTCGTTGGCTGTTAAAGTCAACGTATATCCATTTAGATCTCCCATCGCTGTGCCCGTAACAGCAGTACCTCCAGTAACCTCTGCTCCGTGCTCTCTTCCAACTAAAAGAACTTTATTATCAAATGTCTGTACAAAGACGTGAGGTCTTCCATAAGTCATTAATTTAAGTTCTTTGTTGTCTTCCTTAGTCATCTTATGAAGAGTAAGGTTTGTCACTTGCTCAAAGAATGTTGTCCCATTCTCAATAGAGCTGTTTATATTTGATTCCAGAGAAGAATTACCCTTGACATCATAAGTGCTATAGCTAAAAGTACCACTCATATCTGTGATTTCATCATTTGATCCAACCGTTACGGTTGCTAGATCACCAAAATCAACAAAATGTACTTTTACTACGCCACCTACAGCATCTTTACACGGTTTTTTTCTTCCCCCGGTTAAATCACAAGCCATATTTTTATAGTATTAAAAAAGGGTAGGCAGGCTCAAGGCTCACCTACCCTTTTATATTAAACAATTATTCTTATGCGTACAATACGATGTCTCCGCCAATAGCGTGCTGGATACCAGCAGTAAATCTGACAACGACTCTCACATTCTGACTTCCATCAAGATCAGCCATATCAATTACTTTCACTTCGTTAGTGTCAGACAATAAACCAGTTCCAAAGAATAGGTTAGACTTCTCAGCAGCTACCATTTTGTCGCTACCCATTCCGCTTGCAAGCTCTATATTGATACCATCAAAAGTCAAAGCAGCTCCGTTGAACCACTGAGTTCCTTTAGCGTCTGTACCAGCAGCACCTACGTTGCTAGCAAATCCACCCAAAGCTCTTACATAAGCTCTGTATACATTAGGAGCAGCATAGATAGTTAAATCTTCAGCACCGTAAACAGTAGAAGGAATAGCATCTACTACAGCTCCAATTTGAGCGATTACGTTAGAAGAAGTAACAGTTGTAGCAGTTACGTCATTAACATCACCGTCAGCACCTAGAGTAGTTTGGAATCCGTCAAACTGACCTTCTGTGGCGTTAGCACCAGCCCAGATGTTAGTTTCGATTCTTTGAGCTACTTTAGAAGAAACGTGTGCAAGTAAGAAATCAGAGAAGCTAGAAGGTAGATCAGAATAAGCTGAATACCCCATAGAAATTGCTTCCCAGTCAGATACGAAATCTTTCTTACAAAGTTGTAGGTTAACTTGAAACTCTTCTGGTTGAAGAATTCTTTCAGTCAATGTCAAAGTAGAAGTAGCAGTAAAGTCGCAAGTACCATTCTTGACAATATCGTCAGAAGCCACCTTTTTCATTACTTCTTTGTACTTTACATTAGGCTTGATTGTGATCAACTCTTTTGAAAGAGTAGATCCGCTTAGTAAAGCAGCAGAAATATATTTCCCTGCAAACTCACCAGCATAAGTAGTAGTAATTGATGTAGTTGTTGCCATTTTCGTGTTTATTTATTAAATTTGCTCATATTGTTCAATACTCTATCCAGGGTAGTCTGAGTTCTTCTTTGAGCAAAAAGATTCATTTCTACTTCTGGCTTTACTTCTGGGGTGTGAACCATAGGCTCTACCTCATTCTCTACAGCGGCTAATTCTTCCTTAGGAACTTCGCTGTTGTACTTTTCAGAGGTAGATTTAATCTCACCCATAAGGCTTTCGACCATAGCCTTAAGTTCAGCAAATTCCTCTTTAGTAACATAAGAAGCTTCTGTAGCTTCTTCTTCAGCCTCAACGGCTTGCTCTTCCTCTAGTTGATCACCTTCAGATAATACAACTTCTTCCCCTTCCGGAGTTTTGTCCGCTTTCTCTACCACCTCTTCAGCAGCGGAAAGCTCTTCTTGAGCCACTTCTTGATCCTCAACTTCTTGAGAGCCGAGAAGAACCTCTTTTAGTTTTTCTACAATTTCTGTCGCTTTCATAGTTTAAAATATATTAATATTACCAATTTTGAATCTAGTTGTTGTATTTTTAACCTAAGTCTTCTATTACCCAATAATATCCTGCATCATTATTATTATCAATCATAGTTTCTTGATTAGGACTTGACACCGCAGTCCCCGCTACGCTAGTGATCCCTGTAAATACCATCTTATAGCTTGTCCAATTAGAAGCATTACCTCCATATGGACTTGATGGTACGCTGCCTAAATCATCGGGTGTGGTGTAAATAAATGTTCCTGTAATTGACCTGTATTGTGCTAACAAAACGTCAGAAGGACTATAAAAAGATATTCTTGCGTTCCCTAAGTTAAACGTAGAACCCGCGGTCGTAATTTGTCCTGCTATTACATCTCCTAACTGATTCATTAAAGCTAATGCGTTTGTTTTACCTGTAACAGGGTCATTAGCATAAGCACTAAAAGCATATGTGCTAGTTCCGGTATTTATTATAGGCTCTAACTCTACATAGGTGCCAGATGATGGTGTTTGTTGGTCAAAATAGAATATTGGTAATTGCGTTGAAGTAGTGGTACAAGCTATTGTTTGCCCTGCATTAGAATACCCACTCGGTACAATTATATTGACCGTAAGTGTGCGGGTTGTTTCAGTTGTTACGGTTGCAAAACTTCCAGGACTCATACTATCAATAGTACCAACATCTACCGCCACTAAAGATGAATTATACCTACCGCTTGCATAAAGATCAAATCCTGAAATAGTAACTTCACTACAATCAAGAACATTATAAGGGGGTTGAGTTGCTGTGGTCGTACAAGCTAATGTACTGCCTGCGTTGAAATAACCTGCTGGCACAGTAATATCTAGGTTTAACGTTCTAACTGTATTTGTAGATACGGTAGCATAAGATGATGGACTGCTTGATGAAATAGTTCCTATATCTAAGGTAGGTAATGTTATTGCTCCATTTTCATCTACAGCAAATCCGCTTATGGTTATATCTGAGCACGCTAAGGTAGCAGTCAACGGCTGTGTGGCCGTTGTAGTACAGTTAAGTGTTGCTCCTGTATTAAAATATCCAGCGGGAACTGTAATATCTACATTTAGAGTTCTTACAGTACTCACGTCTACTATTGCAAATGAAGCTGGACTTGTACTAGATATTGTCCCTATATCAGCAGTAGGAAGTGTAACCGTTCCATTTTGAGCCACTGCAAAACCAGATAAAGTTATATCACTACAAGAAAGCGTAGGTGTTGCTGGTTGAGTAGCTGTGGCTGTACACTGTATTGTTGTCTCTGCATTACTATAATTGCCAGGAACCAATATAGAAACTGTTAAGGCCCTTTCAGTAGAAGCATCAACAGCAGCAAAAGAGGCTGGTGTTGTAGCAGTTATAGTACCTACATCTGCAACAGGCAATGTGATTGTTCCATCTATCGATACACTAAAACCACTTAGCGTTAGGTCTTGACATCCAAGAGATGGAGCAGAAACGCTTCCAATCCCTTGGTTAAT